TTAATCCTTTGCTTTCAGGCGGGATTTTTTACTTACTAACTACTTCTTGTTTATATCTGCAACTGATTGGCCTAATACAAGAGCCATAATAGAATATACAAGAGTTCTTGCAGTTTCTTCATCAATTCCAAGCGTATCACTAAGGATGGAAATTAAAATAGCTGCTATTGTGTAAATTGCTTTCTTACTACCTAAAATCTTTTTTAGGGTTTGAGTTATTATCCAAGTTTTCATCTCTTTTATTTTTTTAAGTTAATATTAAAATCGGTATGCCATACCAATTACAAATTCTCCCTCATCATCATCCAGCATATAGTTTGGCTCAATGTAAAGCTCATTCCAGAACTTAATAGAACAACCTACGCCCCAATTTAATTCATCATTGGAATCCATCTCTCCTACTATATAAAAATTGCCCATTGAATAACGAGCAAATAAATCATAGTTATCGCCACTTTTAGTAGCCCCTACCATGATTTCATCACTTACTTGATATCCTACCCCTATGTTATTGGTAAGATTGCTTAAACCCCATGTTTCGCCCTCAGCTGGTTTTTCCATAGTGCTAACTATTGAAAATTGTGCTGATGCTAATAATGTGCTAAAGCATATTGCTAATGTTAAAAATATTTTTTTCATGTTTTTATCTGTTTTTAATTACTAATTCTATTTCTTCAAAACTTCCTAAATCATACATCAATTTGTAAAATGCTTTTCGGCTATCGCCTACGAAATTTAACGCCCTTGTGTTTCCCAGCAAGATGCATCCTTTTGAGTTTTTAGGGTAATTGCCTATATGCATTAAAATCAATTCTCTATCTGGTACATCTAAAATATGTAGATGCTCATATTTGTATTTGCTTTTTTCAGTATGTCTTTTTTTAACTTCATAAACTCCTTTGGGTATGCAAGATATTCTCTTTTGGTTTTCTTTCCACGCTAATTCCAAAGTATGCCCATAAAATTCAGCATTCAAATAAAGTTTTCCTATTACAGATTTGTCTGTAAAACTATCTCTTATAAGCAATAGGTTGGCTTTATCTACCTTGCCCTCTGTATTTCTTTCTGTAACCATTTTGGCTTTTAGAAGCATTCTTTGAATGCACATCTTTACGCTTTTTATGATTCTTATTCCTATATACAAATAGCTTTATTTTAGCCATTACGCCACTCTTTTACAACCTTAACTATTCTCACTATTGTAAAGATTAAAGTTCCTAAAAGGATAGCCGTTCGTAACGCTGCATCTATATCTGTTAAACTAATTCCTATTCCTGTTGCATTTACGGCAACTAATTCTACTGTATCTTTTATGTCTGCTTGTGTCATAATTCTAATTCTTCTGTCCATTCAGAGCTACTTAAAATATTAAGTATTTCGCTATGGTTATATTCTGTTTTCCCTTCTAAAAAGCTTGGAGTATCTCCTTCAAATTTCACAAAGGTTTTAGTTCCATCAAGTGAATATCTTAAGGTATTTGCTGATGTTTCCATTACCTCTGAGAAATTAATTGAATTAACTTCTGAAGCATCTATTATTATCCATTTTCTATTTTCGTACGCCATTTTTACCCTTCTGAAAAATCTACAATTGTAAAGTTTTTAGCTTCCCCTCCAGCTTGTATCTTGATTAATATATCCCCATCATCTCCTGTTCCTGTTCCATCACTCATCCACATTACTGCACTTCCCTCTGCTGGTGTTTCTGGGTCTGCACTCTTTTCGGTAAAAGAATACTGAGCAAGATTGGATGTTCCTTCTGTTTTATTTTGGTATTGCTGTATTAAGTTTTTAGCGTTTATACTAATAAAAGCTCCTGCTTCAACATCTTCTGTAAAATCGTATGCATCAATAGTTAAAGTAGTTTGTCCACTTGTTTGGGCAGCATTTAACCTTAATTCATAAACTTGCCCTGAGTTACTATCTACTAATGTTATTCTATCATTGTCTGCAAGTAAAGTTTCTCCAATATCTAAAATTGGGATAGATGTAGTCCTTTCTACAATGGAAATAGTATCAATATTAAAGGTGGCTGTTCCACCTCCACCTCCACCTCCTCCACCAGGAACTTCTGCTACAATATCTCCACTTACCATATTCATCATATCTCCATCTAAACTACCCGCCTCATCTGTTATTGTAGGGTATTCGGAAGTTCCATCTGGGTCGCCATTTCTCCACCAATGGGTTAATGCAGCACTACTTGTATAATCACCTGAATCAGTAGATAAATCAATAGGTCCTCCACTATTATATACTGCTGCTACTGCATCTGCATCTAATATTGTATCATCCCACCAACTAACCTCATCTAAATTGCCCTCAAAATTCATTCCACTACTACCATAAACACCTAATCTTAAAGTATCACTATTAGGGTTTAGTTGAGTGTCAGTGTCAGTATATACTAAACTACCATCATAATATACTTTGGTTTCATCTACACTCATTGTATAAAGTAAATGATGCCAATTACCATCATCATAATCATTATAATTATAGGTTACATATCCATTCATAGTCGGCCAATTTAAGTATATCTTTTCCGCAAAATATAAAAATTGCCCTGTACCTACTGAAAGAGCTATCGTTCCTGATTCAGATGTTTTAAACCATAATGACAAAGTACCATAATCCCAAGTTACCTCGCCAAACTCAATTTTATCATTTGTACCATCAAAATCAATAGAATATACATTACTAAAACTTGCTACTCCTTCCGACAAAATCTTAATAGTATCAGTAGTTGCGGGGGTTATGTTTTCACTATAAGTTCCATTTGCTTCTCTTGTTGTTCCTACTGTATTGCCTAATTTTACATAAGCACCTCCCTCGCTATATCCTGAAACAGTAAAATCTACCTTATATTCTTTTCCTATTGTTAATGTTGCGGAGTTGGTTGCTCCAATCCCATCAGCAACATCTGAAAATTGTAATTTGTTATCTGCTATTGTTACTCCTGTTCCTTTTGTCCAAGCAGTATCACTCTGAAATTCTCCATTGGTTACAATAGTAGTACCAGAGATTCTTGCACTTGTAGTTGTAATCCCTAATGGCGCACCTAATTTAGCCCCTGCATTTCCATTTCCTCCTGCTATGGCTGGCATAGGTAAAGTAGAAGCAGTTGCTGGTGTATTTAAGCTATAAATACTTTGAGTAGTAGTTGTAAGAGTTGGAGTTCCTCTACCAATATTAAACCATTCCCCATCCCAAGTATCATCTCCTGTTATAAATGTACCCCTTAAAAATATATAGCTTTTCCCATCTACATCATTTATTCTTCCTATTGGATTTACATATTTTGGCCTTGTTCCACTTGCATCTGTACTATTTTTCTCATGAACACTTAATGTTATTCTTGCATTCATTTTATATACATGGAAGCTTTGCCCATCCAAGTATTCTTTTAATAGTAATTTAGTTAAGCTTGTAGAATTAACACTTGGTGTAACTGTTCCTATTTGCCATTCTCCTGTTGGATCGGTAAATTCCCAAGCACCACCATCCCAAACTACTATAGATGCTGGATCGGATAGCATAGGGCTATCTCCCCAGAACATTTGCCCTAAAAATAGTTGAGAAGTATCATTCTCATTAGTTTCGGTAATTACTTTTGTACCCATTGAGCCAACACTTAGAGATGAATTTAATAGGAATAAATCTCCTAAAAAAGGATTCCCATTAGGACTTGTCCATTGCTGGCGAATAATTCCATTTGTAAGAGGAGATGCATAAGCTGTAACTACTCCAACAGCAGGATCAAGAGCATTTGCCCATTTTACTCCATGAGTTGTATAATCATATCCATTTGCAGATGTACCAGAAGTTCCTGCATATACTTTTACAGGGTCTTTCCACCCTCCGCTTTGCATATATGTGTCTAATATTATTTCAAATTCCCAAGTTCCTGTTACCCCTGAAAAAGGCGGTAATTCCCCTCCATTACTATTATAAGGTGTAAGGATTTGCACTCCTGTATCCGAAGCAGTTAAAGATGGGCTTTGTAATATAATAAACTCTCCCCAAGTAGGTAAAGTTGTTGTCCAAGAATAACTACCTCCACTATATTTTAAATATTGGGGGTCTGTTCCTGTTCCTGTTCCTCCTGTTGGAACAGATGCTTTTATATAACAATAAAACTTTACGCTGTAATTATCATAAATTTGATTATAACTTGCAACTGATGTATCTTGCTGAAAAGTTAAGGGTACTCTCAAAAGCAGTTTGGTAGCACTTTGAGGATCATTCATAAATTGTTGAGTTACAATTACACTTAATCTTGATGAAGTTGATCCTCCTATATAAGGCGTACTTTCTGGGAATCCTCTATAATAGTTATTATCATTTGCAGTTATAAAATCAGCACTTACTCTTTTTAATACAGGATAGTTTTGATAAGTAGTTCCAGCTAATTTTTGAATCCCTTTTCCAGGAGTTGTTTGGTTTTCAATATTCTGATTGTATCTTGCATATCTTGTTGTACCAAGATAATCTCTACTCGCTGTATGAACAGGAGGATCTGCTAAGCTATAATCCCTTGTGTTTATATTAGTGGGATTAATTAATGTTCCACTTTCTGCTGTATTATATCCATCCAACTGAATGAAATAAAATCTATGCTTCCAATAGATGCACCTCATTCCAAAGGTAGTACATAAATCTTTTAAAACATCATAGCAATTTCTAACTGAGGCATTCCCAGCAGTATCTATATCCTCCATCATCCCCATTTTTATCTTAGTTTGATATAAAGGCCCAAAAGTAGTTCCAGCAGATTGATGCTTCTCATTATACCAATTAACTGCTGCTGTAATTATTGCATCCTGAGATATACCTTGTGTAGTTCCTGGCGGTGTAAGTTTATTTAAGATTTCCCCAATCCAATAGGTTATCCTTTCCTCTCCTTTATGAGCATAAGTAAGTTCGGCAGCTTCATCACTCCAAAATCCTATATCTTTTAATCTTGCAAGCCCATCGGTTGCAGTTATTTTTACTTCATAAGGGTAGCTCACATCCTGTTGTGCGCCTAAATCCATTAATAGATAACCAGCCCAAATAGGTTTGTATGTAGCAGAACTGCCTTTGTATAAAGCCACAACTACATCTCCTTCGTTATAATCTTCTATTAAGTTTTTTATGAATACTGCATCAGTTCCATCTTTTACAAGAAATGGAATATCCATTTTTGATGCAATGATTGGAGAATATTTTTGCTCCCCCTCCATATCGTAATGAATCGCACATCCTCCAACTCCTAAATCAGCTTCCTTAACTCCAATTCCAGAGGGCCAATTCTGATCTCTTATTTCAAGATAGTATTCCGTTCCATTTAGCGAAAAATATGTACTTTCATATCTTCTTTCAAATGCCATTACACAAATCTATTTCGGCTAACTCCTGCCTTTTCATTGCTTAAAAATATATCATTTCCAACTAATCTTCCTGTTACCCTCATATCTCCACCACCTATATAGGATTTGAGCTTATCAAGAGGGGCAACCACCTCAGGATTCGCCATACTTGTTCCACTTCCCTCTCCCACAAGAGCCAGAGTAGGCCCTGTTGCTAATAATCCATTTGCTCCAGCTGGAATCCCAAGTAATTTACCTTTTGCTAATCCAAATGCTTTCGAAACTGTTGTTCCTTTCCCTCCAAGCATAATATTTATTGCAGTCAAAACTGCTAATTGAATAAGCATTTGCTTTATTGCCCTTTTTAGATTTTCAAATAATGATTGGAAAAAACCTTCTTGGCTATTTGCTGCATCCATCATTGAATTTTGCATTATATCTGAGAATAAAGCAGTTGCAGCATTTACTTCTAACATTTTTAATCTAATTTTTTCAAGTGCTTCTGCTGATTGTTCTAATGGCCCTATAAAAGGAGCGCCAGCACCAGCACTCTTAGGATCAAGTGCAAAGGGGATATTAGGAGCGGGTGTTGTACCTCCACCTCCACCTCCACCTGTAAACAGGGTGCTTACCCCCACTAATTCCTTAAAATCTTCTGAAAGTTCCTTAATTATATCTCCAAAGGATTTCCATTCTTCCTCAGGTAAATCTTTTCCTGTGGCTACTACTACGGCCATTTTCTGCCCTAATGTCGCAAAAGCATCCCCCCCAGCATAGCCAGCAAGTTTCATTGCTGTTCCTAATGCACTCCAAAAGGAAGCATCAAATTCATTAGCAAATTTATTAGCAATTAAAGTGGTTACTTTATTAATATTATTATAAAGCAAAATAAAAGCAGATGCAAATCCCATTATTAATCCTGTCATACTAAATATAACTGGGATTAATCTTACTACTAATAAATTAAGAAAAGTTCCAAATAAATTTAATACAGGCCCAACTGCTACTGCTATTGCTCCCCATTCTAATATATTTTGTTTTTGAGCTGCTGTTAGATTTTGAAAGCTGGTTATCATATCTCTTACCCATCCTAATAATTTCTGAGCTATTGGGAGGAGTTTTGTACCAATTTCAACTGCCGTATCAGATAATTGAGCTTGCATTTGTCGTAATTGATTTGCAAAACCCTGAGAAGTTCTTGAATAATCTCCAACTGCCTTAAAGCTTTGTTTCATTGCAAGTTGGAAAGTTATATTCGCTTTAGTTATCCTATCTAATTCTTTCCATACTAATCCTTGTTCTGCTGCAAAAGATTTCAAATCAGCTTCGGTAATAGCTATTCCTAATGATTTTATAGATTCTCTTTCTCCTAATAGAGCTTTTGTTAAAGCCAAAGATGCCCCCTCAGCACCTCCACTAAAATTCGTAAAGGAAGCTAAATCTACTGCTAATTCATTTACTTGTTTAGATAATTCTAATGCCGATTTTTCTGTAAAACCAAATCCAACTAATAAATCTCCTGTATCTCCTAAAAGTTGTTTAGCTGATTTGTGGGAAAGCCCAAATGATTTTCTAAATGTTTGAGCAGTATCCTCAGCTTCTTTTTGTATGCTACTAAATACTTGCTTGAACTTACTATCAGTTTCAGCAAAATCAGAAGCCATTTTAACAGATGCTGCTCCTAATGTGAGAAGTGGTAATGTAACATTTCTGGTTAGATTAGCTCCAACCCTTTGCATATTCTTACCAAACTTCCCTATGCTCCTTTGGGCTTTTTTCATTGCCCTATCAAAACCTCTTAAATCAGCTCCGAATACTATATTTAATAATCCTATACTTTTTTTAGCCATGTTCGCTTAGTTTTTTAATGTATTCTGCTCTATTTTTTAACTCCTCAAAATCTACTTCCTCTTTCTTTTTATCCCAATCAAATTCTATCAAGTCAGTTAGCTTTAACTTTTTACCTTTTGCAATCTGAATGTTTAACAAGTAGCAAGTTTGCCATCTACATCTCTCCCATTCATTTCTTTCTCGCATCTGCTCTAAGTCAAAAAAGCCATTTAACTTATTAAAAAAGTGCTTTGGAAGCATATCATAAAACTCCTTTACACTCATTCTTAACTGCCCAAAGGCAATCCCTTCAAGTTTATCCCAAGTTAGCTTTTCGCTTTCTTGGGCTTCGGCTTTTTTTCATTATTGCCCCCCATCATATCGGTTAGCACTTCCATACATCTGGCTATTCCATCCATATCGCCATCCATCTTATCTGCTAAATCATCTACCGATAATTCACATTCTTGCTTTGCTGCTCTATAACCATCCTCAATTCCACAATGAATCAAAATTAAAGCATCATTTAAACTCATATCTGCACCAAGTTTATTTAGCTCATTTAATGTTGTTCCTGTTTTCATTGAATATTTACGCAAAGCATTAAATCCAAATTTAATAGGGTACTTACTACCCCCTAATTCTACAAAAGTATAATCCATTTTTTCAAGTTTTAAAAAATACTCTCACCCAAACGCAACCCACCTGAAAAAAGGATGCGAATGGGATATTGAGTATTAGGTTATTTATGAT